AGGCATATCAGCAGATGTTTGCTTTGTGCCTTCAATACCTATCTCCAGAAGAAATTAATCGCATTACTGGGTCTGGAGTTATTCCAGAATCAGATATGATGCAATTTGATTTTGTTCTTAAATTTGATGTTCGTGAAATGGACACGGAATATGTGGACAAGAAACTTGCCGCAATTAGTCAGTATATCGTGCCGCAAGATGTGGGAGGCGTTTTAGACAGAAACAAACTGATCGGAATGCTTACTAAAGCGATAAGTCCAGATATTGCTGACGAACTTATTATCGACCAAACTACAGCAAGCCAAAAAATGTATGATGACGTTAAAGGCGAGATTGGAATGATGATGCTTGGGAACGAAGCTACTTATGTTGAAAATGACCCTTCTGCAAAAACTAAACTACAGTATGCTCAAGACATTCTTTCGAGGAACCCGAAGGCACAATCGGCCTTACAAGGAGATGAGGTCTTTCAAAAGCTGTTTGAAAACTACTCGAAAAATTTACAAATGTCGGTTATGCAGCAAGAAAACAAAACTATCGGTCGAATTGGAGTTAGTCAGTTAACTTAATGGACAATCTATCTCCATACACTTTTGAAAAAAGTCCATTGTGGGACGACATTATTGGTAGGTTAACTGTTACAATTGAGTCAGAAATTAGCGAAGCTATGGCTCAAGCGGTTACTCCCGAAGTTAGATCGCACCAATGTGGTCGGGCTGAAGCGTTAATGGACTTTAAAAATACTTTGGAACACTTGCGAAATTCTACAAAAAAATAGCCTTGACAGTATGGGCTAAATCCCTACATTTTGATTTTTGGTTTCTATGTACCCATTAAAAACATTGTTTGCCTAACTTGCAGGGCATGAAACTAGCATGAGTGAAAACATTGTAGAGGGAGAAAGCAGCACTCCCCAATCGACGGAAGCTGCAAAAAGTAACGTCGGTATCCTAGATACTGACGGGTTGGCAGACCAACTGGAAATGTTGTTTGGCGAGCCTAACGAGTCTACTGCGGAAAGTGTAGAAAAAGAAGAATCGCCCTCTATTGAGGAGCCGACTGAGGAGGTTGGTTCTGAAGAGGTAGCTGAAACTGATCTTTCTCAAGTTGAAGAACCTTCTACGGAGGCTGACTTGGCCGGAGAAGAGGAGGTCGAAGAAGTTAGAGAAGAATCCCCGCATAAGGGTCTTCTGAAACGAATCGACAAACTCACCGCCAAAAGAAAAGAAGCCGAAGGCAAGGTAGATAGTTTGGAGGACGAAGTTAATCTTCTCCGAAAACAGTTGGAGGAAAAGGACGACATGAAAGAAGTCCCTGTTCCAAAAACTGACAATCCATACAGTCATTTAAAATCAACTGCTCAAGTTGAAAAAGAAATTGAGCAAGCTGAAGAGATTATGGAATGGGCAGAAGATAATTCTGACGGAGCGGAAGTCACAAATTCTCAAGGAGAAGAAATTTCTTATTCTAGAGAAGACGTAGCGCAAATTAAGAAAAACGCTAGACGCGCTTTGAGGAAACATCTTCCAGAACAAGCCAACTATCTACGAGAGGAAACGGAAGTTAATTCGCGAGTGGAGCAGATTTTTCCTTATTGGAAAGACCGCACTTCTGTTGGATACCAAGAAGCAATGGAGATAGTAAAAAATCGCCCTAACTTAAAACAGTATCCTACATGGAAAGCAGATGTGACTATGTTCCAGTTGGGGTTGCAAGCGTACAAAGAAATGACTACGGATAAGCAACCAAAAGCAAAACCAACTAAAGCTCCAAAACAACCTTCTGCCCCTGCCGAAGCTCCGGTTGTGAGTAAACCCGCTCAAGCCAAATCAGTCGCCGCTAGAAAAAACTTTAGCTCTGGAGGAACAGTCGATGCTTTAGCGAACGTGTTAGAAAACGATTACTTATAGAAAGATAAATTATTATGGCAGTTCTTTTAGAAACTGGATACAACGGCACTCAATCGGGTGGCCGCGAGGATTTGTCTGACCTTATCAGCAATGTCGATGCTCGTTCTACTGTTTTTACTTCCCTCGCGAAGAAAGGCAAGAAGCCCGGCAATGCTGTCATGGGATGGCAGATGGATAAACACGATGAGCCAGATGCAACGGCTTATGTAGATGGAAAAGACGTGTCTATGACGCAAGCTCAAGATGCTGCTAATTCAGCGTCTAGTCCTGCGTTTGGAAACCCCGGTGCTTCTCGTAAGCTTCAGCAAAATTACATTCAGCTATTTAGGCGTACATTCCGTATTTCTAATTTGGCAAATGAAATTCAGATTGTCGCTGGCGTTAAGTCTGAGTTGGCCAACGGTATTGCCAAGAAACTCGTATCGCTAAAACGTGATATGGAATATGTGTTCTTGAGCGACCAAGACGCTGACGCTGACACAGGAAGTGTTGGTTATAAGACTAAAGCAATGGGTAGTTTTTTGCGTAGAACTGCTTACGAACTTGGCAGCGATGCTTACGGTGACGGTAGCGAAAACGCTGTTTATGCCGATAACGATGCTGGCGGCAGGAACGGTACAGATTTTCGTGTAGACGAGTCTTTCTGTATGCCGAAAGATAGTTCTTACGAAAGCACAGTTGCGCTTCTTACTGAAGCTGACGTGCAGAACGTATTGAAGTCTATCTACGATACAACCGGAAACATTCGGGACTATGATGCTGTTGTTGGAACTGCTTTGAAGAGAGCTTTTACTAACTTCACTCAAGGCGTTACTAATCAAGATGCTAATGCTGGAGGCGCAACGGCAAGCCCGATTAAGACATTCACCCAAGACGCATCTTCAAAATCGTTTATTAATGCGATTGATTTGTTCGAGGGTGATTTTGGCCGTTTAAGGTTGCACCCCTCCACCTTTATAAATGAGCAAACATCTGCTTCTGCTAATGCTGTTCGTGCTTATAAGGGTTACGTGATTCCGTTTGACCAAGTGGAAATCCGCTATGGTAAACTTCCTGAGATTAAGGAGTTGACCGATAATGGCGGCGGCCCAGCTAGGTTGATTCAGGCAATTGCCGCATTGATTGTTAACAATCCCCAGAATTTTGGGTATTTTGACTGCACCGCATAATTAATTATGTACGCCCCAGAAGGATTAAGCGATGAGATGGCTTCCCTTGTGGGGCAAGCACTTCAGAGACAGTTGGCTCGTGAGCATCAAACCTCACGGGCCAACCAATCTGGAGGTATTTCTAGAGAAGCTAGGAAAGAATCTTACCACACTTCTTTCGGCCAACACAAAGCGCGAATAGAAGCTACTTCATATCATTACTGGGGCAAACGCCTTGGATATGATTGTTGGAATGACCGCAAGTTTATTAAAGAGTATTTGCGAGATAATCCAGAAAGTAGAGTAAATTCTGCTGGTGGCAAAAATGCTACGGTAGGATATGGAGGGAAAAAGCCACACGGCTATTACGATACTCCAGTTGGAAGAGTGACTTTTAGAAAAGTCTATGGTAGAAACACTCGCGTAGAAGTCGATGCGAACGCTTGATTTTAAAGACGTTGTTTACGGAACGGCGCAATTAGCTGGGTTAGACCGAGATAATTTGCCGGGACATTTTTTTAAACAAGTTCGTGATTTCGCTAATACTCGATTGGCTATTGCTTGGGAAACTGAGTATTGGCCAGAAACGATGAAGATAGTTGAGCGAACCGTCACTACTTCTAATGATATCAGCACAATGGACTATCCAACGGACGCTGGAGAGGTCTTGGAGATTTACAGTAAGAACCCTAAAAAGACTACTAATCTTGATGTTGTTTCTTACGTATTGCACGATACTGGGGCTGACAGCGACGATAATGTTGGTAAGTCCGTTGTTGTTTATTCTACCACAACGCCTTTATTCATGGAGTATAAAAAGGCTAGGCCAGAATTAGTAGGTGATGTGAACGTGACTACTGCGTTAGTCCAAGGTGACCAAATCTATT